TGCTCTTTTCTGTGACATCATAAGTTAATAATGACTTGGGTACTAATAGGTTATAAATTATATCAGTTTTTATTGAATCATACCCATCACCAATATTTAATAATACATTTAAAAATGTGGCATATGATGATCCAGTAAAATCAATATTATACCCATCACTTGTGGGCCACCTAATAAGATTTTTATTATAAACAATATTACCACCATCTAATTCAGTGGGAACCTTTAATCTAAATGCAAAGCCAGATTCACCATCACGATGGTTCATCATATGTTTTTCAAAATCATTAAGTTTAAGTAAAAATCTATCAAAATATTCTTTTTGCGGTTTTATATGAAAACCAACACTCCCATCGGTCCCCATTAGGTGGGGTTGGGGATTTCCCCTAACCGTCACCTCAATATAATTATTATCATAATCATCACCAATAAAGTTCAATAAATTATATTCATTCTCAATTTCACCCACCAAAACCATTGAAAATTTATTGTAAGATACATTTAAATTCGATAGTTTATTATCATTACGTAAGTTATGATTGTCCTTATCAAAGATCAATTGAAACGGATTATCAATTACTCCTGATGGTATTTTAAATGTTGCTTTATTAGTATCATCATTATATTCATAGTCTGTAATAGTATAGTTTCCACCCATTACTTTCATTGGGTTAGCAAAAATTCCACCAGGATAATTTACGATTATATTTTCAATTGAACTCCTTAAATATTCACGAGTTGAACCAAATCTAACAAAAGAACCCAAATCCGAATAATCTAAATTTAATTGAACACTTTTAGTTCTTTGATTAATAATTTGTGAATATTCATCATCATATTTAAGTGATTCTAATGTAATTGGTTTTGCGTAACCACTTAATTCACCACCATACGTAACACCCGTTTCAGCACCCTGAAAATTTTTAGTTAAACCATAACTTCCAAGCGAGGGTATTGTTTGATTTATTGGTGAATTGAACTTTTCACCAATTAAATTCTTATCAAGATTATTATTTATAACTTTAATTTTTGTCACAAATTATTATTTTTACTCAATTTCATCGGTTATGCTATCAAAATCTTGTGAACCATCAATAGCTTCCCTTATTTCTTTTACCTCATATAATGGTACATCGTGTACACTATCCTTAATAGTAAAAAGATTGTATTGTTTAACAATATTTCTGTTACTATCGTAATATGTTAATATACCATTTCTCACATCTTTAATTTGTTCACCCATTAATAAATCAGTTAAACTTTCTATTGTATTTTCAACCATTTCAATTTCCATTACTAATGGTGTAAAATACGTATTAGATAATTTTATAATTCCACCAGCATTACCAATAAATGGTAATTGATTTGGTTTTACGTTTGATGCACTACTTGGTGTTAATTGTAAAAATAGATGAGTTCCAACATCATCAAACCTATATCTAGTTGCTTGTTGATTTACATTTCCCACATTTTCTGTAACTGGTACAACTTTATTTGAACTCACAACATATCTAACAAGATTTCTAATCTTGTCTTTTTCATCATCCAAATATTCAATACGATAACCCACCAGTGCATTATTAACTTCCAATTCTTCTGGTAAATCTTCAATGTCAATAACCAAACCCCTAACATTTGGAAGTGATGATAGTGTTCCACAATCAATAATTTCCATAATATGTGTTTTGGGTCTTATGTAAATGGTGTATATTCCAACATCATTAAATGTCGTTGCTGGTAGGGTTAAATTATATAAACCCTCTAATATATTATCTGAACCCTCAACACTAATATCATCATCGTCATTTGGTCCTTCAATATGTTCTAACACATCCTCTGGGTCCAATCTATACATTTCGGTATTATTAGTTTCCCTGTTTGGTACATAATTATAAAATATATCAATATCACTTAAACTAACATCCGAAGGTCTAATGGTTCCATAAATTCCTATACTCATATCTTATTCTTTTATAATGTTAAAATAATTACCACCAGCAAAGGTTGTAATATCTAATAATGATTCCATATCTGATAATAAATAGTTATTTTTAAAAGGTGATTTTTCATGTCTATCAATAAAAACATCTGATTTTACTTTGGGCGTTTCGATTGAACTACCATAATTCTCGTTATGAACTAAAAAATTATCTAAATTAATGGGTGGTGGTTCTAATGTATGTTTAAATTCAGTTATTATATATTTATTATTTTCATATAAATCTTTATATTCAATATTATTAATATAATAAACAATCACATCATTCTCAACTGAATCATTATAATTAACACCGTTTTTTGATATCTCGGTGGAAATATGATAACGATCACCAAATTCCTCCGTTGGTTTGTATTTTTTTAATTCCTTTAATCTGCTTGTTGTAACACCAGTTATTTCCATAATTAATTTATTTCCCAATCATTAATAGTTCATATGAAATGAAAATATTTATGACGTTATTTTCTTCAAAATCAAAATCATCGGTTACTTTATTCTCACCACTTAAATCATCATAATTAAACCCCCATTTACAGCTATTAATGTTAACCAAACCCCAAACACCAGACACCCTTTGAATTGGTTCTAAATTTTCGAAATCAACTTTATATTTCTTTTCTGGTTTTGGTTTTAAATCTGGTGTTATTATATTTTTATTCAAAACATCATCATCAATTCCAAGATGATCCATTTTTATATTTTCATTTAACCCACCATGTACCATAACACCAACCGATTTAAGTTTTTCATCAGTATCATAATCATAAATTTTTAATTCACCAGTAAATCCATAATCATCGGAATTAAGTCCATCATTCTCAATTATTAAGAAAATATTAAGATAATATTTTGAATAGGAATCCATTAGCCCAAGATTATATGGTTTATTTGTCAATAAAATCTTAAAAGAATAGCTTGTTTCTTCATCTGGTACAATGTTAATATCATCACCATTATCTTCTAAAACAACAGATTGTTTAATTACCCTTTTTAATTTTTCCATTAAACATTTCTTTTTCTTAAATAGACCCTAACATCTTTCTCTGGAAATTTAACCTCAAACATTGAATTTTTTGATGAATATATGGTATTATTTTTTAAGAAAATTTCATCGGTGTCTTCATCAACCAAATCAAGACTCATTGAATTTGCTGAATATTCAGCACCTACACGATTATATGCCTTAATTTTTATAAGGTTAATGACACCAGAGACATTTAAAATCTTTTCTTCTAATTTACCAATATAAATATCTTCATTCATTTCATTCTTTCTTATATTAAAATAATCACTCACCGTTCTAATTATATTATTTGATGTTTGAGAATCAGATAAATCTTCAACAAATACTTCAATATCCAATCCAATATTATATATCTTCCCATCAACAACCTCAACAAAATCATTAATCATCCGATATTCAGTTAAATATTCAGCAATGTTTCTCTTTAATAATTTATTACTTTCATTACTAAGTTTACCATTTGAATCAATTCCTAATATTGATATTAGAACCTTATTATTTTCTTTATGNATTGAACTTTTAAATGGCATACCAAATCTTCCTGGCATTTTATGTAACATCAGTCTATAATCATTCAATGTCACACATTTGTTTTTTGCGGAAAGATTGTATTTAACCAAATTTCTAATTTCCTCAACATCTAATTCATCCCTTCCACCAACAGCAGGTATTGGATTTGTTACAGATAAACTTCTTCTAACTAATCTATTGTTTGCTGTAAGATTACCTGTGACAATCATATTAAATGTATCAATCGAATTTAATGTGTTTCTACCCAAATTTGAACCACTCCCACCACCAGTTCTATATCTAATGAAAAGTGTGTGATCTGGTTTTAATTTTTCACCCAAAGCTGTGTTATTTAAATAATTCTCAATAAAAGAAGAACTTTCTAAACCACCCTTAGTTAAATATTCACGAACCTTATCATTTTCTGCATCACCACCACCAAAAATTAATCTACAATATCCATTTGGTGTGTACTCTTTAATAAATTTTTTAGTAATTTCTCTCCATTTACCAACCCTTAATGCTTGATCATATTCATCGGTTTTATCTTTTTGTGTCTCTAAAAAAACCCTTTGTTGTGCCAAAAATTCAACTTCGTTGTATCTAATGTCTTCATTAAAAAAAGTTGACGTACTGGGTGGATCACTGAAGTTTGTACCACTTAATAATATAACATTTTCAACACCAATAACATCATCATCTGGTAATTGAAGCGAAAAAAATGGTCTTACATCAGAACTTCTAATAACCCTTTTATGTATTTTAGTTTTACCATTAATTACAACCTCTCTTTTTGTTACAGTATAGTATTGAATAATACCATTGGTGTCTAAATTTGGTATAATTTTTCTATTGGGGTTCCCAAGCGTATCTACTGGTGAACTCCAATCAACAGTATCTTGGGTTTCAAATGATCTACCACCACCACTAACAATTGCACCTGGAAGTAAAACTGGGTAATATGAAGCATCTGGTTTGTCTCCTAATACTGGTATTTCAACAGTAAAATCAACCAACGTTACTGATGGTCTTTTTCCTGGTATGTTAAACCCCAATCTTTTGGCATGTTCAATAATTGAACTTCTTTTTTGTGCGTGTGTTAATTGTGTTTCCATGAAAACCCTGTCAGTGTTCGTTGATAAATTATCAGCAATAGCAGCATTCAAATCAATTAATATTGAACCAACACTTGAATCACTAAAATCACTAAAAACATCAGGATATCTCTCACGAATCATATTAGCGAGATCTTCTCTATACTCATTAAATGTTCTACTACTATATTTAATCATTTTTTCACTTATTTTCTTTTAAAAGGTTATTTCAATTTCCCCTGTTTCTGAAAAAGCATCTTCATTATATACAAAATCAATTTTAAGATTTAATTGTTCAGTACCCTCATTAATATTCTGATTATTTTTTTTATCAAACCAATCAAAAGATACATTTGTGATTCTTAAATTAGGTATATATTTTGAAACACTTTCATCCAAATCATCCCTAATATCATTTACCGTTATATCGTCTGATGGTTCAAAAATATATTTTAATAGATTTGTACCATAATTTGGCATATAATATCTTTCACCTCTTTCGGTCAACAATAACAATAAAAGATTTGATGTTAATGCATCTTTTGTTGTTTTATTCAACTTTAAAAGGCCACCACCAACAGTATCATCATTTATGGGAAATTTTATGTTAATACCCCTCATATTAATCGATTTAATATAAATAGCAGATATTAAAAAACCGATTAAAATTTAAATTCTTCCTTAATAAGTTTTATATTCTCTAAGAATTCTTCACTATAAGAAAAATCACCATCTTCAATTAATGAAATATCAGATTTTAGTATCTCCAAATCAACTTTAATTTTTTTTACCATTTCATTAATGTGTTTCCACATTCTAACCTCGTCCTCTTTTTTTATTTCATCAAAAAATTTAGGATTTGTCTTTTCAAAATCATCTTCTATATCATCAGATTTTTTTATTTCATCAAAAAAATTGGGATTCATCTTCACAATACCATCTTTTACACCATGAGATATTTTTTTTTCGGCCAATTCATTAATTTTTTTCAATCTGTCGATTAATTCTTTATCTTGCACACCACTTTCATATGATTCTTTTAATTTTTTAATATAATCAATTTTTTGTTTATTTTCTTTTTTGTTGTCCATATTTGTTATTTTTAGTTATCATTTATTTTTTCCATCTCAATACCATCAAACCTGAAAACCTCATACAAATCATTATGTTTAAAGCGTTTGACGAATTTATTCACTTTAAAACCAGTAAACTCACCATACTCATCCCTTATAAAAATCTCCTTTATGTTTAAAATATCTTTTATTACCTTTGAATCATTATCAAATTTATGTGTTTTAAATTTTAATGGTATGAAAAATTCAAATCTTCTATGTTCAAAACCAATAAATTTAATGTGTAAAAATTCAGACAATTCTTCAATTTTATTTATACATTTTTTACCCTTTCTTATTATTTGAATTGGAAAGTGATATTTTTTTGAAGTTTTATCCATATCATCAACAACATATTTAACATTTCCCTCTTTATCCTTCACCTCTTTTATCACCCCACCAATACTGGAAAACCCAACCTCAATTGGTTTATTGTTAACGACATGTATCAACTTAAAGTTATCATCCTTTGTTCTTCTTTCTTCAAGTTCCAATTCAATAACCTCTTCCATTGTTTTTCCATAATGT